GGCCTCTCTCGTTACGGCTCGGAGGGTGACGTTGTCCCCCAAGGATCTACGCTCCAGGTCTTACCCCAAAGCGACCGTTGCGGTTCCAGCGCCTCTACACGAATTGCTTCGTATATCGGTACAATCGATCGACGGGCATCGTCGAGAATCTGGATCTCGCGAGCCTCCGCACGACGCAACCACTCAGTCAACCAGTAGGACATAATATAGTCCGCGGTTGTACCCAACGATTTGGGTAACTCTGGGTTTCGGTAGCAAAGTGTGGATTTCGAGCGGCTTTCACGGTCATTGGCCAATCGCCATGTCCCGTGTTCGTACTCCACATACTGTAGGTCGACATTACGTCGCCTGCGTAAGTGGTAGTTTGTCGGCGCATAGGATTTAAACCCTAGCGTTCCGTCAAACGAGAAGACAGGTTGCATGCTTTTCGGGCACGCCGCCTGCAATCTCTGTACGCAAACCGCACGAACTGCTGGCAAGATGCTGAAACTCGCATTCGCCAGGTCTACGATTTCGCTGGGCCACGCCTTGTTTGTGTCAAGAACCGACTCAGTCCACCCGTGGAAAGTCCTCGGGATTCGGACAAGAGAGAGTTCAACACCATCAAGGTACTCGCCACCGCATGATTCGCGGAAGTTCCATATGAGACGCCGTTGGAAGAAAGACTTCTCCCGGTTGGGTTTAAACCCATACGCCTCGAGGAGATCCATAACCATGGTAGCATATTGAGTTTCCACGCAAATATCATCGCCGTGGACGTGGTAACGGCTCGACCAAACTGAACCGCCGCAGAGCTCAATGGCATACTCGATTATAGCGCAGAAGAGTAAACTCTCCATGGGGAAGGTTAATGCCGACCCCATACCGGACAGTTTTCTCAAAGGTACTATATCTCCATTAGGTAGCTCAACTTCTCCCGAACGGGAGACAATGAGCATTGCCTGGAGCACCGAGCAGCCTTCTGTGACCGCCAACGCCAAAGGCCAGTAGAACGTGTCTGATGCATCGGATTCGTCGAGTGTGGCTATGTCGCCACGTATCGAACCAATCTTAGCAAGACAAGCGTTCTCTGCGCCGTTGCGAATTTGGTCTATCCGGGTACTGAGGTAATCGTGGTTAGCGATGAAACCCCAGAGACGAGTAGCAAACCCCTGTTGTAACCATTGACACGTTGTAGGTTCCGCCGCAATCGTGCGGTCCTTCATTGCGTCCTTTGGTACCGGGATCAGCTTGCTCACACGTCGAAAAGGCCGTCTAGGGAGTAAATCACCAGGGACAAGCCCTTGGGATATACCCCATTCGACAAGGTCATCTCGACCAAGGAAGAGATCCTTAAGAAACGCTGGTGCGTTTCGAGGAACCTCAGCTGTCCGCCCATTGCTATGGTGAAACATCCATGGCTCAGGTGGTGTCAGCTCGGAAAGATGTCTGGTAAAGAACCTTTTAAGGGGTTCAGGATCAGCAAACTTTCCTAATCCTTGATCAACAGCCAGAAAATGTTCTACGGCCGCATCACTGCGGTCTGAGTTGAAGCATCTATACTTCTTCCCAAAGTAGAACGCCTGATGAAGTGCCCAGATATGGGCGTCATCTCCTGACGAAGACAACACCGATTTGACAAGCGGGATGCATAGCATCAATTGACACATTTTGCCCCCAGCATGCTCGAGGTCGCGTTTAAAACGACCATAGCTCGTCGACAGGATCTTACCCTCTGCTAGTATGCGGAGAGTTAGATCGTCAGCCTGCTTAAGAGCCCCAAAGAACTCACTGATTCTCCAGGTTGGTCCAATGGCTTTTGCCCATCGCACCAGTTCACCTGAAGAGAGTTCTTCAATGGCGAGCCCTTGTCTGAGCTCATTCCATGCAACCAGAACCAAGTGGACAGCACAGAGGTTCTCTTGTATAACCTCTTTATCGCCGATCCAACTCAATTTAGGTTTCATGGTACCCCACACAAATCGTGCGAGGAATTCGGATTGAGAATCTCGCTCCTTTCGAAGTTGGCTCAAGATTGATCACCGCCTTAAAGATCTTTAGGCTTAAGTGATCCGCGGAGTAAGGCTTCGACGCCCCCGTTCAGTAAGGTATCTCGCGTCTCATAAAGACACGCGATTGCCCGTTCGATATCTTCGACCGCCATAGCGACGGTAAAGAGCGAACTCTGAACGCAGCTGTAGGTGAAGTTGGCCGCAGACGGCAGCGCCAGTTCGAAGGTAGGATCCTCCGTACTGGTTGCTCTGCGCACATGCTTCAGAGCCTGATGAAACTGTACACCCTTTCGGGTGGCAGCGTAAAGGGCTTTGTCAACGTTTGTACCAGAGTACATGTCGTTAACAAGTCGACGTTCCCTCGTGACGGTCTCCTCATAACCAAGCGGAGTTGTCAAGTTCGTCAGGACAAGACGACTCGGCTCCTGGCTGAGGACACGCCAGTCGGTGCCAAAGTTCACAGACGGGAGTGTAATCTCGTGTGTGGACCCTCCGGTTGTATCCGTCCAAGACGGATTTACAACTACGGCCATAATCGGCCTCCTTTCTCCCCAATTGGGGACGGTCCCTTTTGAACGGGAACCTAGTTAAACTTAACCCTCTGAAGAATGAGGGTCGCTCCGTCCAAATATTGAACGTAGCCTAGGTTTGACGAAATTTCCTTATCCTGAAGGGTCGGCCATGGAAGGTCTTCGGAAATCGTGCGAGAAAAGAGCGTGCACTCAAGCGTAGACTCCTTGACAGGAATATCAAGAAGGCGCTCGAGTACGGTAGCAGATAACGGGAAAGTAAACTTTCTCGTGACGACGCTACCGCGCACATCCAGAAAGGTATCCTTATAGAGCGTCGCATCGATTAATTCGATACGTTCACTCACGTTGGTAAACCAATCTACTACGAACGAATATGGGACCATATCCCAAATATTCGACAAGGAAAGAAGGTTGTAGTCAAAGGCAGTACTGAGCATTTGTTTAGCTCGACTGTCTTGTTTGGCTACAATTGCCTTCAGACCAATAACGTAGTCGATCGATGTTCCACGTAGGACCCCTCTACCAAAGGCGTGAATATCGTCCTTGGTAGACTGGACGCGTTGGGATTGCCATCGGTCTCTCCTGCGGCCATATACAAGGTCGTCGGTGAAGACGTCAGCAATCTCACGGGCATCTTTAACTGTCAGTGGGATTCCCCACTTAGTTGACAGCCTAAGATTTCCGATCGCTTGAAGCAACTTCCCGGGATGTCGGACAGACTTAGCAACCTCTTCGAGGCCGCCAATCCAGTCTTCAATCTCGCCGTGTAAATGGCTCAACTCTATCAATGTAGATAGGGTGTTGGCTTGCACGGGTTTGAAGTTGCTGCACGCACGCTGAGCTAGATTAGCAATACAGATACGTTCCTTCTCCGGGTCCACGAAAATCTCTTCTCGAAGTTTTGATTCGAGTTCGGATAACGTGTGACGCTGTAGTAAGGTTTCGATGTCTGATTGCGATAGCGAAGAAGTGGCATCTGCGCCAAGCATAACCTGATCGTTGAACGGCGTTTGCGGTATTGCAGTCCGTAATAGCTGACCGATACGTTGTACGTACTGGTCTGCCGTGGACGTATCGTCCTTCAATAGCTGGACCTGCCAAACATTCGTTTGGTAATAGGTACCAGTGTGAAGGTCGATGAGCAAGCCCGTAAAACATTCCGAACGCCAACCATTAGTGGTATGGTAGCGAAGAATGAAGCCACGACGGCCCAGAGGGACTTGAGTCTCTATTACAGAGATCTCATAGTGGTATCCGCTATAATAAGGCGGAACGTTCCACAAAATTCTCTCTCCGGGATAAACCAGGACACCCGTAGTCTTGAGGTTACGCATAGTCATAACGTAAGGGTGGTAGCGGAATTCCGCACCAGCGAAGTCTTCTGTATGAACTTCGCCAACCTTACCTAGGACGAGCGTGCCCTTAAGATTGAAATGCGTGGTGTCGCTTTCGCCTCCTATACGATGGCGAGTATGCCGTGTCGGCGGTTTACCAACCTTCCTACTGGATGTAGGCGATTGTGAACCCAGCGAAATGTCGATATAGACATTCTGCTGATTGCGGTACCACTTCCCATCCGGGGAATAGATACCTAGCCGATTTGGATACAAGCTAAATCGTAGGAAATCTAGCGATCCCGATTCGATCCTCAGATCAAACACAGTCTCACCTCCTCTGGCAAGGACTGCCTCCCTTTAGGGAGG